CCAGCAAGGTGGGCAATGACCCAAGCAAACTGGTATGTGTTGAGTTCTGAGGTAGCAAACTCTGCCACTTGGTCAAGTCCATCTGCATAGACTCTAAAGACCTGGATACAAAATCTATCAGCCCAATCTGAGCTGCCGTAAGCGGGGTCTGCTCCAATGACGTAGTAGGCTGTGTCAACGGGTTGTTGCCATATCCGAAGCGTTGCCAGACGGTCTGAGGACGGTAGGCACTCTGTGTCTTGGAACAGTTGTCCAAAGGCGTATCTGTAACATTCGTAGTCGAGGGATTTTGCGTATTTGGCTGCATCTGTACACCTACTGTTAGAAAAGAAGCTCGTACCTGTCATTACAAAAGCATAGTCTTCTGTAGGCGGAAACTCTTGATACATAAGGGTTTCGTCTTTGATACCCTCAGCCATCTTCCACCGCCACCATGCCATTTGACGGGAGTTTATCTCAACCCCGTACAGTTTTTTAATTTCTTTCACCCATTCTTTCTCGTCAGGCTTTAACTTGCCGTCCCAGTAGACTTTGTACTCTTTAGAGTCAGGGTGAACAGAATAATACTCGTTACGCCACCATCCGCAGAAGATTGCACGTTGTGTTCTAGCTCGTTTGGCAGTCTTGTACATGTCGTGGAACATATTAAATCCCTGTGCGGTGGATTCAAAGATGTACAGACGCTGAGGATTCTTTTCTGCAAGAGATGCAATTAGGGAGGCTAGACCTTCGTCATTGCCCCAAGACGCTGTTTCAGTTGCGTGTAGGTACGTGATAGCTTTACCTTGACCCAATCGAGACTTGTTTCCAGCGATTTGGTAAAAAATACGGGACCTGTTTTTGAGGACCATTTGATTGCGGTTGTGAGCAACCAAAGGAATCTTGTACTCCTTGGGTAAACCGTCAATATACATTCCCAGAGTTGACCTGAACATATCTCTGTTTTCTTCAGTGTCGGAGACAAGAGTACCCTGCCAACCAGGGTGAGTAAATTGCCAATACAAATCAAGGGCAAGGCTAACAGTAGTGATACCCAACTGACGACCTTTGAGAATAACAAAGAAATGAACGTCATCTTTTAACCCCCTATCTATTTCTTCCATAACATAGGTCTGTGTCCCCAGGAGCTTACCCATTTTCTTGAGACCTTCTTCTTTGGTCTCAATCTTTAGCTCGGCACAGAACTTATAGAACTTTTGTAAATCAAAATCCATCACGCCTCCCAGGGCATCGTCTCACCGTACTTTTCTGTCATGTGTTTGTGACCAGCATCAAAGAACTCTTTTGTCACACTACCAGGGTTACCACCCAGTCTGAAATTAAAGCTGTGCTTCTTGGTCGTACCGTACTTAGGGAACATTTGTTTGGCTACTCTGTAAAACTCACGGTCACTACCAAAGCCAGGCATACCAAGGATTGCAGATATTCCCTTTAGCTTTTCTGTTCGCATACCCCACATACACCAGTCCACAAAGTTACAACCCTTGTTGTTCCAGTCTTCATGGAGGTCACCCAAGGCTTCACACCTGTCGTTGAACAAGAAGTTACCGTCCTTGTCATGTATCTTACGCAGTGCATACGCCCAGTCGTTACCCCGCTTAATGATTTCCATAAGGGACTCTACATGGTCAGGGTCAAACCAATCATCATCGTTACAGAAGAACACTACGTCTTCGTTTATCAGGTGAGGTACTGCAGCCAACCATCTACGACCATCTTTGTCAGGATGGGCTATGCCTGTTGGAAATACACAGACGTGTTGGTTCTTCTGCAAGAGGAGTTTGGGGAGCATACCGTTGTCGTACAGTAGGTAGTGCTGGACAGGGTATGTTTGAGCTTGTATAGAGGCTATACACTTGTCTAGCTCAGGCCTACCTTTGGTTACCGTGACTACGGCTGCTGTTAATTTCTTGCCTATCATTTCATTTCCTCTATATTCCAGTTAGATATTGCTTCTGCTGCTTTACGGTTTTTAGCACACCGTATTAATTCTTGATAAACAATGTCAGAGTATTTCTCCCTCCATTCTTTTGCCAGGTATCTTTTAGACCCAGGGCTAATGCAAGAGAGTGCTCTTTGCATCTCTTTCTTCAGTCTCAATCTTGAGTTGTACAGACGCATCTGCATATCCTCTGTTGTATCCATACGCTAACGCTTTCCCCATGTTGTTAACAAGTTCTATCCTGTGGTGCTCAGAAATAAGCAAAGCCTCTACCAGTTCGTGGCAGTGCTCACGTAGCTCATCCTCGTTCATCCACAGTAGTTCTATCACAATACTCTCCAGACCCTCAGTAACTCACCCTCTGACTTGCTAGAAAACTTGTATCCCAGTCTCTTAGATGCCCTGTAGTTGGCGTTGAGCACCTTCGCTCTTGCCGTCACAGGAACTGTAAAACTATCCCCCACCTCCATACTGTCATACGGATATGCGTACACCACCCGTGGGCTAGGCAGTAAGCTACCTTTTTCTATCTCTAATATCTCCATATAATCACCTCTACCTATAACCATATAATATCATAACTTTAAGGAGAAGCAATGTTAATCAGGACCTACAACGAGTACCACTTAGGCGACCAGCTCCATCACCTCAACTTCCTACGCAGGGTTTGTCAAGAAGATTCCAGTATTGAATGTATCCACTACTGCAAACAAGAGTATCACCCGCAACTTCTCCCCGTCTGTGAGGGTGTCCCCCTTACTCTGCAGGACTTACCCCACAGGGGAGACGCTACCAACGCTTGGATAGGGGTAGACGGATATTTCTATAGAAGTCCGTTAAACAAGAACTGGGTAGCCTTTCACCTAGACTGGTTCTCCTACCTGGCTAACAAACTAGGAGTCATGAACCCTATACAAACTCCAGATACCTTCCTCTTTGACTACCCAGAGTTAACCAGGAAAAAGTACCCCAAATATGACGTACTCATCGTCAACAGTGTCCCCATGTCTAACCAGCTACCAGACTACAACCCCTGGTTCTTTGAGAGACTTACCAAGAAGTATATTGACGAAGGCTCAACAGTCATCACCACCTACCCTACAGGGCTATGCCAATCCACCCTAGAACTGGGTATGACCGTCACAGACATAGGATGCCTAGCAAAAGGAGTCAACCGTATACAAGGCGTAGATACAGGACCTATGTGGCCCACCTATAACGTACACGCTCGTATACCCACACGTATAGTCTACTCAGCAGCACATGCCATCAACCTACTCGACACCATCACGCTAGACCGTCTGTCAGATATATAAAATTTTTTATGGGGGGGGCAGTGTGGGGGGCACGCACAACACACCTCTCAGTCCCCAACACTTGCCACGCACGCATGGTTATGACTTGCATAGTTATGACACGTGTCCTTTCCCTTTGTGGAGAGGCATAGGCTTAGGTAATACTTAAATATTTATTGTGAAAGAGCGGTGATAGTCACCCCGCTATTTGCTTACGGTCTGTATAGGCTTGTTTAATATATAGACATATAACAGACACATCATAGATATTATCTCTATAAGATATTATACATAAGCTCTACATATATGAATACATATAGCGACAATAATACATGATAATACTTTATTCTACATAGGGTAAATAGTTAGAAAATAATTGTTGACAATACATTTTATATATATATAATACATATTAAGCGATAAGTAATTATCGTTTAAATCTTAACTTAAACAATCTTTCCTAAAGGTTACAAAATGAAACAATACAAATTTATGATTAGAGCGTGCTCGGCTTATCGTGGAGCATCTGAAGGCATGGTTATGATGATGCCATTCTCGACAATACATAATGAGGAATTTACGGGAACTCTTAAAGAATTAGAAATAAGGGTTCGCTGGGTTAAACATGAGCTTATCGAATCCCGTAAGTTTGAGAATGGTTGTGGATTTAGTCTCTATCCTATGCTTTGCGGTAATCAGAATAAACCACGGGGCTACGATGCAAGTAGACGCACCATAAGCACTAATTACATTCGTGAGGAATTGGCTACGGCTTAAAGCGATAGCGTATAGCCTTACGTGTAGGGCTATGCGATAGTGCTTTTACTATCGTTATCTTTCCTAAAGGTTTAATCATGAAAACTACACTTAAACAAGTTCCCGCATTAGTTTCTGAGCGTAAGGCTTTCAACTGTAATGGCACTCTATTTGCTCTCGTTGACGGAGATAAATATGTTGTTTACTCTTATGGTCAACACTTTCCCGTAGCAGTTTATCAATCCAATACGTGGTTTGTAAACAAGGATAAGTATTCAGTTACTACGTCAAAGCATCAGGGCAAGGTAAAACAAGGCATCAACGAGCTAGTAGAGTATTTGAGTACTTATGAGCTTAAAAACTTGTTATCCATGCCTAAGCCTCAATTCGCTTAAATAACAGCTTCTAGGGGCTTCTATGAGGCTTCTAGGGGATGCTATTTTGCATCAATCCTAACTTATGAGGTAATTATGAAAGTAACGGCAATTATTAAAGACGTTAACGACCAATTCTTTAATGGCGTTGGTGACTCTATCAAGGGTTTAAATAACATGGATGATAAAGAAAAGTTTAACTATCTCCTGAATCTAGGGGTTTCTACTCCCTCAATGGTAACGACTAAAGTAGGCTCTAATATGTTCAGAGATAAAGTAGAGCTTAATCAATTAAGACGAAAAGAGTTTAAATTAAGCTATAAGCTAGAAAACCGCAGGGGATATAAATTAGCTACTTTTGAGGTGACCGTATGATTGGATATAAAGTAGTTGAAAAATCTAACCCGTTAGCCGTACATGGCTATTTTCATAGCTTAGAGCGTGCGGAGCGCTGGATTAAGGTTTTAGCGCCTGAATATTGCTCTAAAGGCTTTTTCATGGATAAAACCCTCACGCCTGATAGTTTCACAATTAAAGAGGTCAAACAATGAGAACTTATCAAGAAGAACATATAAAACAAGTTTTACACTCATTAAAAGAGATTCTAGCAATCATAAACGACCCAGATGCAGATGATTATCAGAGTTTTAATACTCTTGAATTATTATTAAATGATTGTATTAAAACACTTGCAGGGGGTTCATCATGAAACTATCAGAGATGGAAATGGAATTATTGCGCCTGGTCTTTGCCGATTATCTTGAACTCACGGACAATCGGCTAGATGCTAAATTGCTGCATATTTACAGAAAAATAGAGCAATTAAACAAAGGTAATGCGAACCTACTATTGGAGGGGGCTAGAAAGACTTTAATCAAGGCTTTGCCCCATTTACCCCCTGATAATGAGGCTATATTTGCGGGAGAATGGTTAGCAGAGATTAGCGAACACTTAGACAACAAAGGAGAAAAAAATGTATAAACCCGATTTTGGTATCGAAAAACCCCCTCGCGCACAAGTGACACTAGACACCCAAGACCTAGTACTATACCTTATAGGGGCTTTTGTGGCAGGTGCAAGTGTAGTGGTGCTGTATCTTGGTTTCTAGGTGTGAGGAGTTGGGGGTATGCCAGAAAACCCCCAAGTGTCCTAATTGCCCCAATAAATAAAGTTGTGGTATAGTTAGCCCCATTGCAGTCGCGTGCAATAGAAAGTAAGGCTATTTTGATAACTCTCCTACCCCAATATAACGGGGACGCGATTAGGGGGGTTTTTAAAGTAGCCTTTTTTTATTGTCCTAACGAATGTAATCGTCTAATTGTCGGTGTTGCTATACGACAGGGTTAGAGGAAATGGACTACTGTGGGAAAGCTCTGAGAGAGTCCTAGGGGTGGCGAAGCTAGTGCCCCATGAGCGTAAGACTGGCGGGTGCTGTGGCTCCGAGAAGCATAGTTGAAGGCGTAACCTAGGAGGCTAGGTACGTCCACCAAAAAGCAGAGTATTAAGACTATATATAGAGACCCATGTAGATA